GACAAGCCGGAAAAAGTAACCATGCCTGCAATACTGATATCTTTCCCGAATATATTGATAGCACCCGGCTTAATAGTAATACCGGTCTTTAATTCATCCTTTGTAGGAGTGTCATCAATAGAGCCGGCATCGTAGACTGTGGCAAAGGCAAGGTACCAGGTGACGGGTAAACTGCCACTACCTCCTGCTAAATAAAAATAATTAGTAGGAGAGAATGTACCGCTTGAACCGCACTTGACATAATACGCATATTCTTCCCAATCACCGGTACCAACATTGTTAGTGAGCCATTTTCTCGTCCCACCGTTATCCGTAGCGTTTGAAGCCCACTCAATTCTATATCCAACGGGAACCCATGCAATAAACCGAGTTATAAATACGGCATTAGCGCGTGTTTGAGTGCTAAAAGTAAACCCACCCAAACCCGGTTCTACAGCCCCAGACGTTGTAATTTTAATTTTATATCCGGATTGATTAGGCAAATTAATATCTGCCGCTCTTTCAACTGCAACCATACCATTACCACTATTATTGTAGATTCTAATGCCATTCATCCCGCTTCTAAACTCCGGATCACGATTCAACATCTTCCCCTTACTCATAGCAAGGGCAATCAAACGTGCATTACCCGATACCGTTGATACGAGGTTAATATCCGTCTTAGTCTGAGAAATCTCAGTGCCCTGATTGGATACAACCTGTCTGAGAGCGTCAAAATCGGTTTGGGAGACTTTGCTTTCAATTAACCCTTTCGTAACTTTTATCTCTGAGTCGGTGTAGGTTTTGGCAATGTAGTTAAGATCTTCGGGGGCTGGGCTCCACGAAACTAACTCATGTGTTTCATAAAGTCCTATTCTTGCAAATGGATTATATGCAACATAGTAAGTACCTACTATACATTTAACTGGTTTGCTTGTTATTATATAGTCTTTTGATGGTTTTGTGCCAACTAATTGTATACCTTCTGACGTACCATCTTTATACTTAACGTTGATATACATTGTGTTTGTGTTTGGATCAATTTCATAACCGTAATCAACATCATCTATAAACAAAACATAGCGTTTGCTATCGTCATAAACCAATCCGAACATATCTTTTTCTGGAACGCTAGACTCTACATTTAAAGCACCTAAATTGATACCTATGTGTCCGTCCTCTTTGTATTCCATTGCGTATGTAAATCCCGCATCCGTAATACGTTTAAAAGAGCATAAGTTCTTAATACCTGCAACTCGCTCACTTGCAGCAGGAATCCACTGTGTTACCCCTATGTTACCATCAGTAAGAACAGCCCAATGCACTTTTGAACCGAAAGTTCCGTTTGGAAATTGAAAGAAATACATACCTTCACCCGGTTTATATCCCTTCATTGTAATCTTAGTACTTTCTACAACTTTATCACCCTTAGTAACAAAGGAAGCAATTAAAGTAGTACCACCATTAGAGTAAGCACTTATATATGTGTTATCGCTGCCAAGTGTGTAGCATACAGTCAAAGTGTATTCCTTGCCATCAACAACAGGAGTATCATAATGATAATACCCTATATTATAAGCAGCATTTGCCTTCTCTCTATACCCCCCATACAATAAATTTACATCCCCCACCTTCACCTTACTCACCTCACCCTTCACAGCCAACGTAATCTGTCCGGGTAAAGCCTTCATAATCGTGTCAGTCTCAATCTTAACCTTTTCCCCAACATAAGAATATGAAGCAGAGTTGATAGCGTCTATAATTACCCTCTGCTGATCATAATAAGCCTGTTGAAGAGTCTTGAATGAAGCACTGACCGGTATATTTTCAGGCTCACTTGCCGAATGTGTCTCAAGCACATGATAGTAATCGTTGAAAGCATTCCGATAAGCAACGGTATCAATCCCATAGCGGGACGCGTTAGCAAGGATGGAATCTCTCTCCGCTTTCAAAGCCTCCATCTCCTGTTTTAACGCAGTCTTTTCAGTCGGGGATATTACACCATCATCTGCCCAAGTATTCAGTCTGTCCTGAGCAGCTTTTGCATCGGTTTTGGCAATATCTATTTCCTTGTTGGTTGACTCAAACTCCTGCTCGATGGTCTTTCCGTTGCGAAGGATGAAGATGCCTTTGAAATAACCGTTATTTGTATATACACCATTATCGTGCGGCTGCATATTATCCGGAAAATCCGGGTCCGTTATATGATCTAAATTCCCAAATACAGAGCGAGACGCTCCGGCAAATGACTTAGTCTTGACTCCACCTAATATCTCAATCTTAGGCTTGCCATCCTCGGCGGCCGACATATATATCAAGCTCTGACGAAGAGGATTCTCTGTATTACCCATCTGTACAACTTCATCACCTACAGTTGGCGTAATACCCTCAAATTCAGACTTAGGAATAGTTACGAGATTACCATTTACGCTTGCAACTTCGCACCAATAGTATTTACCTTTTTTAGATGATGTATCCTCCATTTTTTGAGTAACAGTAACCTTTCCGTTACCATGTCCAGAGTCTGCAAGAACCATTATGACAAGGTTATACGCATTATCAGCTTCTGTAATAGCTCTAATTGTATTTTCGCCATTTACTAAAAAGCCTCCAACACCTTCCATTCCAATTTCTTCTTTATCAAGTGCATTCCATATAGCCATCATGCCATCATATAGACCTGATACTTCTAAAATACATTCTTTAGTAGTAATTGGAGTTTGTTCGCTATGACCAGCAGGACGTAAATATAACTGAAAGCCTGAATTTGCTGAATTATTCATGCTAAACTCAATGCTTGTGTTCGTTATCCTTACGCTATCATCTATGGCTGAACCATCATATAAATAGGCTGTAAATTTTGTGAAATCAAAAGCCGGTGACTGGATTATTCTTCTATCAAATACTTGACACCTCACTAAGTCGTGCGCCTGGAATGTTTCATCTTCATCCTCAAATTCAAGAATCCAAGATTGCAAATCAGGAGTCTCAGTAACTGCACTGACTTTCCCGTTCGCTTGGCTTATTACAAGAGCACCATTTATTGAACGTATTTTCTGTATAAGCAACTCAAATACATTCATAACTTTCCTCACATCTAGAATGTCGCATTCTATATGCCAGTTGCCATACTCGTCTTTATATATTTTAAAGCCTTCTCCGGTGAATCCCGGAATAAACTTAGGCGAAGAGATGTATTCCTTCAGTATAGCTGCGGCAGCGTTTAATATGCCATCCTCATATAGAGAAGCAGTAGGCTTTCCTTCGGATTCATTCCAACCGATTTCTATACCTTTACGAAAGGCCTGTTTGTAGAAGGTAACATCCTCTTGGTCTTTCCGAAAAAATGTTTCCAAAGACCGAAGGGAAGATAAAGCATTACGGTCAGTAAGCCTCGTTTTATCGTATCGCCCGACAATGTAAACACTTCCGGTACCGGAACCAGTAAAAGCCTCCCCTTTATATGTCAACGCTTCGACTTTACTTTCAATCTCTCCGATACGAGAATATTTAGTCGATTGTCCCACCGTATAAGTAACTTCATACTTCTTATCCAGTGCCTTTTCAAAGCCATATATACGAGATTGCCGGCTCTTTATTGCATAAGCCGGATTGATAATATTGACACGGTCCCCTATCTCCAAATCAATAACGCGTCCTCCATTAAATCCACCCACTTTTATCGGGTCCATGACGCATGTATATACAGATGGGTCTATTTTACTCTTCTCTACGTAGCTTTTTGTCTTTTCAAGCAATTCCTTTTCGGCATCAGGAATCATGGACACAGAAACAAATTTTGTATCATATCCATACAAGACATAAGTGTTCCCATTCTCAGGGATTAACGGGGCAGACGGAAGTTCGCGGCCGTAATCTTCATTCCTTACGATCTCCCATAACTGGGCAGCGGAGTTCCATGATCCGTCACTGTTCTTTTCATCCGCAGCACCCGGATTAAAGGTAACAGCGAAGTCCATACCGTTTAAAGGACCTGACTGAAATACAATTCTTAACTCCTGACCGGGGATAATATACTCTTTTGAAAAAGTTATGCCGGAATCCCTGAAACGGTAGGCATTCCATTTGACTTCCGTTGTGGTACCATCTTCATTCTCAATCTTGTCTGTGTATTCCTTAGTGGTCACGTCTGACATGGTACCTATACGTTTGGGGTACACGTCCTCAAATACAACGACTTCTTCAACAGCTTCTTCCGTAGACATATCCGGAAAAGCGTCAACATAAGGAGTACCCTCGGGAAGCATCAATCTTCTTTGGACTACTCCGTCGACCACAACACCGGTTATATCCGGACGATAATTAGTAGGAAGATTGCGGGTAGAACCGAAAGCGTAAACACGGGTAGCATAATTATCGTTGCTTTCAGAACGAGACATTTCGGAAACAAGCCCATTCAGTTCAAAATCTACCGCTGTGTTATATTCACATCTGCCCAAATGAATCACATTATCAACGATCCACCATTCAGCGTCCCATGTTTCCGCTATTTTGGTCAAAGCATCAATGATATTCGTATTATCGTACTGGATCAACTTAGCAGACTTCTCTACTGTGCTGTCAATAGAAAAAGTATATTCTACTCCTGAGTTGTATGTGTAACCTAAAGATTTTAAGTTAGAGACCACTATCGATAGATGTGCATCCGGAGTACGGGTAAGATTCCATGAAGCTTCGCGATTACCACCTTGACGATCATAGAACAAGATCTTATTCTTCCACTTATAGTATTCTGCGTCAAGTCGGAGTTCATAATCATAGCCGCCTGTTGAAGTGTTGTACTTCGGAAATACAAGATCAACAATTTCAAATCGCCCGAATTCTGTGTCACAATAATCTCCTTTCTCAAAAAGAACCGGTTGGTAGACGCTGAAATGAAGAAGGATATAATCTTCTTTCATCAAAGTCTTACGGTATACAGAACCGGTCTTTATTTCTGTAGAAAAACGTATTTTGCCAGTTATGTCTTTAATGCTAATCATATTGGTTTTTGTGCGCCTTCACACAATGCTTTTATTGAATGCAAATATAACAAAAGTGACATTGAAACAATCACTTTATAATTAAAATTATGTTATAGCCCTATCTGTCGGATTAGGTTCTACTAATTTCAACGAAAATTTAGCGATTCCCCTCATGAACTGTGTGAACTGATTACATGACAAATAAATAGTTTTATATACAATACTGGGTTGATATTTGCTTTTGATATGCAATACCCCAGTAGCAAGTTCTTCACAGAAAGAGTTGTACCGTGAAAAAAATTGCTCTTCATTTTTAGCTGTAAGATTAAATGTCAATGTAATATTCCGTTCATCAATTTTAGGATTTGATGTTATGACCCTCTTGCCGTGCTCCAAACGAGATTTGTTTTCTATAAAATCTTTCATTGGAGGTGGCGTCATCAATGATGATAAAGAAGAAGTATCCATACTTATACCCCATGTAGTATAAGCGTCTTTATTATTTATATAAAGTTCTCCCGCTGCCATATTATAGTCTATCATTAAAAACAGTAATCATCTTATCAAATTTATCTCCAAAACCAAGCATCAGCTTTGTGTGTTTCACAATATCTTCTAAATAGCCATTTGTAATTACGTGTTGGCTAAGGATATTACTCAAGGTAACATTCCCTTCTGTTGAGATTGAAATTAAAGAGTTAACTCCAACAACAACATTTATCATTTGATTCTTAATCTCTTCCCCTGCCATCTGCAAAGCCGTGAAACGTCCGTTCAGTTCTTCTGCTGTATCCTGGGACATTCCTTCAAACCCTCGTTTTGTAGAATCTTGCGAAACGGAAGTATCGGAACTCCAACCAAGCAAATCCTTTAATTCATTACGTTCCTTAATGGCATCATTAACAATGCTATTCCACTGTTCTTGCAGATTCTTATATTCATCACTAGAGATACCGCCTTTATCTTCATTAGCCGAAGCAAACGCATCATACCATTCTTGCAACCGTTTTTCATATGTCTTTCCTAACATAGTAGAAAGGATAGCTTTTTGCATATAAGAAGTGAAATCATCAGCGAAATCCTTAGCCGAACTATCCATATTCATCAAAGTGTCTACAAAACTGTCAAACACGCTATCAAACGATACTTGAGTAAGCTGTTCTTTGACTTGATTCTGTATATCCTCTAATTTTTCGGAACCATTCACAATATCTTGTATATACTTTATAAAGTCTTCGTTGACAGTATTGAGGACAGAGACTAGCTTAGGGTCGGCAAGCACTTCTTCTAGCTGTTCTGCTGAAAGATTTAATAAAGTTTCTGCATTTGTTACAGATTCACCAACAGCACTGGATATTCTGGCCCAATCTTCTTTATTAAGTCTTTTTTCTATTCGTTTGCCTAAAGAACTTGACCCGATACTGGACCCACTTTTTCTTAATTCATTCAGAAGTTCATAATATCTTTGGGTTTGTTGCTTTATCAGGCTTTCGGCCTCTTTCCCAACTTTATACGCTTCATCCCCATAAGACATATCAATATACTCTTTCTTCTTATTGATAAGTTCATCCCACACAGAATTAAGAGCTTCATATTGTGACTTCATTTCATTGTATCGGGAATAATCAGCACCAAACAAACCATCCAAGGCCTTTACAACTGATGAAATACCGGAAACAGCACTCATAGCACCACCTACAATATCACCAGACATTATCTGGCCAACTCCCATGGCTGTTTGGCCAACTCCACCTAACGCATCAGAAATACCAGCTATTTTATTACCAAGATCGTCGTTGCCAAATATTGTACCAAGATCCTGACCAAACTGAGATATAGCAGGAGT